TAAATGGATGACCTGAATTACTGTTGTCAGACTGGTCAAACTTGTATGTAGAGCCTTCGCTTAATGTAAGCGTTGGAGAGGCCCCTGAAAGGCCAGCAACATAGTATTTGTTTCCGGTTCCGTATGAGTTAGTTCCAGATGCAACGCTAACCGTATAGTTAGTAACAGTTGACAGCGTTAAGGAGCCTACAGCGCCTGTTCCAGAAACCCCTGTAAGAGAAACCGTGACAACAGGCCCAACAGTACCATCGGCCACAAGCTGGCCCGCTCTACCAACTCCAAACCCAACATTAACCCTAGTCAATGTCGTAACATCAAACGTTGGGAATGTTATAGTTACAGACTCCTTGAACCGTTCTGGCCTTGGATCACGCAAAGACTGCGGGTCAAATATACGCATACGGCCCAAGAAGTTTTGAGGATGATCTGGATCAACCACATCTATCCCGACTCTCATTCCTGTTTTGACACCGTTCTTAAACTCATCAACAAGGTCTTTTAGGTCATACCTAAAGCCTGTTTTGTCACAGTACCCAAACGCATATTTGCCCTTAGCAAAACTCATTAGCCAGCTCTACCGTATCTCTTTCCGCTTGTTGCAGCGCCAGCGCCACGAACAACTCCACCAGATTTGTACCCCTGTACTTTTTTCATGGAGCCACCACCCATTCTACGGGCTGTTTTGTTTTTGTTAGCAAGCCTAGCCATGCGAGTTTCAGCAACCTTGGCAGCGCCTGATTTAGGTGTGTTTGCTAATGTTTTCCCAGTGGGCTTTGCAGCTTTTTTGCTATCACGCAACTTACGGCCCTTAGCCAACAATGCCTCGCGTCCTGACTTGCTTTCTATAGTCGCCGCTGCCTTTCTTGGCGTTGGCGTCATCCTGCTGCCGCCTTGCTTAACTTGACTCTGCATTGAGCGAGTCGCTGTACGTTGACGCTTTTCTGACTTGTTCTTAACATCCATGTCAGCCATTTGACCGCGCTTTATGTCTGCATATGGATTAGAAGACTTAGACCCTGCCATGTTAGTGGGAAGCTTAATAGATTGACCCAAGCGGATCTTATTGGCGTTTTTAATGCTTGGATTAGCTCCCAGCAAAGACTTTAATGTAACACCATTTTTCTTTGCAATCTGAGACAAGGTGTCACCTGACTTGACCTTTACTGAGCCACCTTTAGCATAACCCATGCTTTTCTTAGCCATTCCACCACCCATCATTTTACCTACTCCATCTGCGGCAAAGAATGGGACTTTCTTTCCACCCTTCTCTACCATTTTAAGTTTGCCACCTTCGGCCATGCTTTTAGTTTTCTCTGTATTCATACGGTGCTTTGGACTTGCATGACGGGGCTTCTTCTTTGGAAGAGGCATGGTCTTGTCCTGACCCTTTGGGCCACCCTTTTGTCCAAGTTTTTTAATTCCAATAGGCATATTACCCTCCTAGGTAAAACGTGTCGTATGGCACGAACTTCATTGGTGAAGAGTCTGTGTCCTCGTTTGCAGCTAACTCAAACTGAAACTCATACTCTTGTTTAAGCGGTCCCACACGAGCCGCAACTTCGGGTTTCTTCATGGCTATGTAATACGCCATACCAGCCGCAAGACAAGGCACAAACCTTGGCGGCACATCAGCGGTCGTTCCTATTCCAGACGAGACGCCATTGATTCCGCGTAAGCGGAAATACGATAAAGTATACGAGACAGAATCCGGCACAGGCCACAAAGTAACATTGACAGCCGTTGCTTGACGATCAACAAAGATTTGTGAAGGCCGTCCTTGCAAATTTTTAGCGCTTTGCTGAGCATAGCTTGAGACGCTGATACGCTCCAAGCTAGTATCGACTTGCTCTGTCCCAGAGCCTGTACGAACTTGATGTTCAATGAGGTCAATAGTATCCGCAGGCATTTGATAAGTCGCTGTGCCTGCTGTGAGAGCTTGTGTGCCAGAGTCGATAGTCCAGAGGTTAAGTCCACGATTTTGCCATTCCAGTGTTAATAGGTTTAAACTACGCCGCGCAGTCTTTAGGTCGTACCCTGTTTGCAGCTGAAGGCCAGCGCGTTCAAACGCTTCTTCAAATATCTCAGATAAATCAGGTGTTATTACAGCCATTACTTGACCTTCCTATGCGGCTTTACTTTCGCTCGTATCTTTTTAGGCTGCTTGACGAACTGCTTACCAGCCTTAGTTCCTTTTCTTTTAGCAGCGGTGGTGGCCGCGTACTCCTTTGGTGAGAGGGCTTTAATAGCTGATGCCGGTAAATACCTCTCTCCGGTTGCCTTAGATCCCTGCGTGGAGGGTTTGCCACTTTTGGTTCTCCATTTTTGCTTAGTCCAAGACTTCAGACTCTTCTGCGAACTCTTTAACGGCATGTTGTACCCCCGTACATATTATAGCACTTTCTAGCTAACTGACGCTACCACAGTAATAAAAAGACCGGCTGCGATCATTATTAAGACACAAACAATAGTACCCATCTTAATGTTTTCCATTATTTCGTTCTGCCTTAACAGATCGGCTTTACGTTTAGCGGCAACGGCTGCCTTTGCTTCTTTTATTCTTCTGGCTCTTTCGTCCACTATACCACGCCAAGTGCCGTGACCGAAACGCATGTCAACCATGGTGGCTACTTCTTGCAACTTTTCAGCTGCTATCTTTGCGTCTATAGTTTCTCTAGCAACGTTCTCAACGCCGAACTGGTCTACTAAAGAAACCCCAGACTTCCTATTTCTAGCCTCATTTACCTGTTTCTGTCCTGCAAACAATGAGTCTATTTGACTAGCGATATCGCCAATATCATTGGCCGTACCTATAGCACCCTTTATTCCGTCTACTGCGCTTTTTACAAGCGCTATTCCTGCCAAGGTTTCTGCAATCATTTTTATTCCTTACTTAGATACTGGTGATCTCCCTTCTTTTTGTTTAAGACGCTAAGACAGGATTGCTTGCTTCTACCCCCATCCACTTGCTCCACTCTGCATAATAATGACGCATTCCAACTTCATCGTGTATCGTTCCGTTTTCATGCCTTCCATGCAATATGTTGCGAGGCTCTGTACCAGTACGCATTGTTGTGCCTTGGCCAGATACTCCAATTAGATCTTCGTGAAGATTGCGACCAAACGGACCCCATATACTGTTGTGATGCTTTATGCGAGTCTGACGCTCCTCTGGAGTGTCCTTTTTAAGGCCATACCCACGAAACTCGATAAGAACTTTGTTTGGGCCAAGAGGCGTAACGCTATCGCTTCTATAAGCGCTGCCGCGAAGATTAAAATTAAATCCGGGAAACAGATCAACCATGTACCACTGATTGGGAGGGAGGTTAGGGAAACTAAGCTCTCCTCTATCCTCAAAGCCATCGTACTCTTCGTAGTTAACCGTGAAGCTACTGACGTTAACGTGACCGTTATCAAACGGTATATTTTTTCTGGCAAAGTATTCATCGTTAAACCCTGACACACGATTAAAGTAGTGCATAAAATCGTGGTAGAACTCGCTGTTGGTATCGTGCCACAGCTTGTAGTTAGTGTCGATGACTGCCTTGTGGTAGTGAAAGACTTCCATCTCTTCAGTGTCGATAGCATCCGCGATACAGTCGAATGCACCGCCAGTCCACTCATCTACACTCTGAGTTGGGTTGGGATCTAGTGTAACCCAGACCATGCCGCCGTGTTTTACTTCAGTATGAAGCTTTACAAAGTCTTCCATTAAAAATTCAACACGAGACATTGACCCGGAAGGTGCAGTTTGTTTATCTGTGTTAATATACCCTTGAATGTAATCGCCATTGTTTATAGCTATTACAAGTTTTCCCGCAATAGAAGTGGTTCTAAAATTACCTGCTTCTGATAATTCAGATTTATGGCACATAGGAACCCACACCTTGGAAAAGATGCTTTCAATTTCTTGCTCATACAAACCATGATCAGAATATATAAGTGAATTTATATACTCTACACTAGGCTCCAGCCTCCAGCTTTTGTGATTCCTTGGCGGCATTAGTCTCTATATCCTCCACCAGCCTTCTTGTAAGCAGATGCTACCATTTGAGCCTTACGCGCACTCCACTGACCCGGAGCGCCGCCCTTACCGCCAGCTTTGATTCTATTAAATATTTGTTTACGCATTGTAGGCTTAGTGTAGTTTCCGGCCTTATTTACTGTAGACTTTGCTTTGCCTCCAGACTTCATCTTTTGTAATTCTCCACCAGTATCGTATGCTCTGGCCTTTGAGTAGCTAGAAGGCTTTTTCCCCATAAAGGTTCTTGCAATGTTAAAGCTAGGAGTACCCTTTGGTGTTTTTATTTTTTTTGTTTTGGCGGTTTTACCCCCACCCTTCATTGCCTTAGCTGAAGGGGCCTTTCTATCGTAAGACCCCTTTCCCTTTTTAGGCTTTACCACCTTTGGTTTTAGTGATGGGCTTTTCAACGTCTTGGCAACAGGGTTACCGCCTTTTTTCATAGCGATTGGCTTTTTACGCTGACCGCACATCATCTTTGCTGCTCTCATTACGCTCTCCTGTTTACCTTACGCGCAGTAGATGTGCGCCTGAATGACCTGTTCTTTGCAGCAGACACAGCCTTTAGGTTGGAACGGCGGTTGTCTGTTGGGTTGCCGTTCTTGTGGGCCACATCTTTTCCATCACCCTTCTTTACCTTGCCAGCAGCGGTCATTTTATTCCTTGCCGCGTTTCTTCCAGCCCTTCTTGTCTTTTGCTTTTCAGAGGACTGATACTTCTTGTACTCTGATTTGTAATTGCGTGTCATTTGTGAGCCTTTTGAATAGGAAACTTGGCCTTCAAAGATCCGCCCTTATGAGGCTTAAACCCTGAGCCATTCTTCATTAGCTTATACCCACTTTTGGATTTCATCCAATGGAAACCTTTTGGAGCGCTTACGATCTTTGATTCCATGACTACTTCCTTCTGGCTCTAGTCTTACCTTTCGCAGCACACCCATCTATTGAGTATGACTTTTTCATAGCGCCGCCTTTTTTCATAGGCGTCATGCCCTGCATTGGTGTGGCCCCCATTCCAGAGCCAGCCTGCGACTGCCCTGATGCAGGGTCAGCTTTGCCAGACTTGTTTTTTCTTTTCCCCGCCTCAATCATCATTGCTAAAGGGCTTACGTTTTTCAAACCTTTGCCTACAGCTCGACCAATCATGCCTTTACCGCTAATTGCCCCAGCCAAAGGGCTTACTGATCCAAGAAGCTCTCCGCCTCCGATCATCTTTTTAACCTTCTTTTTCATCTTACTTCCTTTCATTTGGCTGCCCATGCTGGATCTGGATATAGTCATTTTATCCACCCAATAAATAAATGGGCTAGTGCGCCTACAGCACCGCCTAACCCTATGATTACCCAGAAAGCACCTTTCCATCTATTGGCTTGAGCCTTTAGATCGGAAACCTCTTCATGGACATGCCTAACCTCACTGGAAAGAGTCTTTATACGCTCTTCCAACCTAGCTAGAGTAACTTCAACCGCTTCAGTCATTAGCACTTCCACCTTTTACGGGCTTGCCTTAGACGGCTATTAGGATTAGCTGCTGCTTTAGGAAACTTCTTCATCTGACCGGCAGAACGCGCACAGAAAGACTTACGCCGCTTAGCTGATGCGCTACCGGGCTTTACCTTGCCTGTCACTGCTGTCTTGAGCTTGCTGCCGGGGTTTTTAGCCCTGTAAGCTTTGACGCCCTTAGAGGTCATTCCCGCGCCCTTCTTAGTAGCGCGGAAATTGCCAGATTTAACAGACGTTTTTATAGGCGTTTCTTTTTTTCTAGGCACAGAAACATCTCCTAATTTAAGCTAAAAGAAGAGTTACCTTACTTCCACTGCCAGTCAGGGCAGCAAAGAACACACCGTCTTTTGCTAAGATACCATCGTCAGGAAGGAATACTTCATTCCATCCAGCAGCGATGGTAATGTCAAGAAGAGTGGTTCCAGTAGCGGTCCCATTCTTCAAAGTCAAAGCAGTGACAGCTGTCCCATAAACCAAGATGTTTTTGATCCTAGCCCTAGATGTTCCAACTAAAGCAGGTGTATCG